CCACTTGTTAAATTTGTATCATTAACAGGATTATATGTATAAGAACTAAATACATTTGTAAATATTAAAAATAATAATAGAGCAATAAAAAAAGACCAAACATATGTATCTCCAAGATTTGTAATGACATCATTGTATAATTTATATGAAAATAATAACATTATAACTTGACTTTTATATTTGAAAGTTGATTTACATAAATCAATAAAATTAAATTTTTGAGGGTTATCTTGGGTTTTATCTTTGGTAAATATTGTTCCAGTATTACTTAAAAAAATATAAATAATATAAAAAAAGTTAAATATAGAAATTCCAATAATAAAAAAAATACCTGAAAAAATCATAAATAATAAAAATAAGTTTGGATAAGTAAATATTTTTGAAAAATTACTAAAATCAAATTTAAACATTGTTTCTTTATTTTCTTCTGTTTTTGTGTTTTTTTTGTTTTCGGTGTCTGGTTTAATTCCAGGTATTCTTGAATCATATATTTTTAAAAAGTTAACTATACTATAAAAAACTGTTAAAAATAATACAATAATAAAAAATAATATTACAAATGTTGCAGAAAAAAATGAAAAAAGAATTAAAATAATACTTTCTGATAAGTAGTTTCCCAATAAACTAAATAAACTATTAACTCCCCATAAACTGGTTGATAAAGTTTGATAAATAATATTATACATATACCAAAAAATAAAGGTGTTTTTATCACTATTAGTTGGTTGTTTTTCTTCTTGATTTTGACTATTATTTTTTTTATCTTCATCATCATTTTTTGGTTTTTCTTTTTGTTCTTCTTTTAATTTATTATACTCTTGTTGCGTTATATTTTTTCCATAAACTTTCTTTTTTAAATTCAATAAAAATTTTAATTTTTCAGTTATGTTTTCTATATTTTCATCAAATAAAACTTTGGTTGTATAAACATCAGGTTTTTTAGACGATAAAAAACCAAATCCAAGTTTTCCCAAAAAATCACTATATTGTTTTACAATATTTACATCTATTACTTTGTTTATATGTTCTTTTGTATCTTCATTTATATCTTTGTCTTTACCTGTATATAAGATATTTATAATAATCGGTATAATATTTGTTTGTGAAATCTTAGTCATATAAAGAAAAATTGAAGCTATGACTATTGAAATAATTATACTTAAAATTACATAAAATATTTGTGAATAAAATGTTGTATAATTAGGTTCTTTTTCTTGACTTGATGTTTTACTGTTTATGTAAGTTTGATCCATTCTTATTATAAATAAATATAAATAAATATAATTAGAATACTTTATTAAATCAATATATATATTATATGAAAAAAATACTATTTATATGTTTTTTCTTAGAAAAAATACAATTTTAAGTTATGTAATTTTATTGTTATTATGTATTTGTTTTTTTCATTATTTATTGGTTGTGAAAAAAGAAAATTTTAATAACAATAATTCAAAGTATTCACATAATGTTGATTTACCACTAACAACAACATATACTTGTAACAATATGTGTTCAAGTCAATCAAAATGTTATATAACAGGAGAACAATGTACAAGTGATACCGATTGTTATGGTTGTAATATACCAAATAAAATGTATGAAAAAAATAATAATAATAAAAATATAAGAGGAAATAATAATGCTGGAAAATATAGTTTTTTAGTTCCCCAATATTCAAAAATAACAACAGATATAGGAAGTCAGGCAAAAATTTATGATATAAAAAATAAAAATGTAGGACCACCTCCAATATATTTTGGTCCATTTTTATTTAATGAAGTAGCAAACTTAGGTACAAAAATAAATAAAGATAACTCATCATTCATATGGGATCCAAAACCCGAAGATAAAAAATATACTATTCAATATCCTAAAAGAGATACAGTAACAGGACTTTTCTTAGATGAAGGTCCATTAGCAAGTAATGCGTATTTATAATATTAATATGCCCATAAAAGTCCAGCATTACCACCAGAAAATTTAAGAATATTATATTTTTCTTCAAATAAATAAATATTGAAATTATATTGATAAATATTCCAATAAGGTTTATTTACTCCTATTACTTGACCTGTTGAAGGATCACAAATATCCATAGATTGAGCTAATAAGTCAAGGGGTGGAATGATAGTATTAAACTCAAATTGAATATTATTAAAACGACTTATATTAATAGCACCATTTGGAGATATAGATGCGGTTTCTAAATTAAAATTATAACAATATAATCCTAAACTTCCAGCAATAAAACTAGGTGTTTTAATATATTTTTCTAAATAATTATAAATACCTGAAGGTTGTGTATTTTCTCTATATTCACCATCAAATAAAATAGACAAATCAATTAATATCTCTTTTGTATTTTCTATACTATAAGTTTTTGTAATAAAAAGATTAGTTAATGTGTTATTTGTATTAATACCAGGTCCTATACTTGAAGTAGTTGAACTATCTAAGAAATAAAATGGTTCACTTCCAACAACAGGTGCGGGTGATATAAAATTAGGAGGAGAACTATAAGGAAAATTAGTATAATTACTCCATTCATTTCTTAAATTAACATCACTTCTTTGAAAATAAAACATCCAAGAAATAACCATACCTGATGTAGAATTTAAATCTATTTTATTTGAACCTGTGACATTATAATGTATTGTTTCATTAACTTGTTTGATTAAATAATTTTGTTCTTTTAAAGCAAATACTCTTTGTTCTTCATTTGATAAAAAACAATATGAACAAACTAAATTAACATCTGTATTCCATATACTTCTTTTATCAGTATATGAATTTATACCTAATGTTGTATCAGGTGGTGGTTGTAAAAATCTATACATTTGCATATAATATGTATTGAAATCAGGAGCTACTCTTGGATAATTATTTTCAGAATCATAAACATCACGAATTGTAAATAGTTGATTAATTGGTCTAAATGTGACATAAATATGTAATTCATTATATTGTAAACTAACTAATGGAAAAGCCATAGTTGAATTTAAAACAAACCAAACATTTAATGGAATATAAATAACTCTACCTCTTATTGATGGTTCAGGAGTAGTTGAACTATCATAATAATAAGCATTAGGATAATTTCCTTTATTCATTCCGTATGAAGCAGGATCAGTATATTGAGGTATATTTCCTGTCATATAGTTTACAAGAGTAAATTTAGCTTGAGCCATATCTCTTTCAGCTGAAGCTAACAAATAATCACCAGAACATTGAAATAATTTTTGATTACCACAAGTTATAACAAGTTTTGAAATCATTTTAAAACCTAAATTTTCTATCCATTTGAACTCATAAGGTTCCCATTTACCTGGATTTTTTGGTGGAGGAACAATTGGAGACCAAATATCTGGAAGTGTTACAGAAATATATGTATCCATTAATAAGTCAGCATATCTTAATATTTTAAAATCAAAAGTTGACTCTTCTGAAAGACGAAGTGACTTAGAACCTTCGTAATCAATTCTAAATTTTTGAATACCGAAATTTGTATATTTAGCATAAGTAGTTTTGAAAAAGGTTTTTGTAGGATTTCCATTTAATATTACATTTCCTTGACCTTCTGAAACTAAGTTCATTAAACCTCCAGGCATATTAAATTATATATATTTTATTATTATTATTTCATTTTAAATATTAATATTTCTTGTTTAATTAAATATTATTATAATATAATTAAATGAATACTTTTATTCAAAACATTCAAAACATAAAAAATTGGAATAATAATTTAACTGCTTATATTTTTACTGTTTTAATTATTTTTATCTTGTTATTTTTTTCTTTATATTGGTTAGTATATATACGCAACTTACAATCAAATGAATGTAAAGTGTTTGATAAGTCTTATTCTAAGATAAATAATAACTTACGATCATTGAAAACTGATGATCCGCTATGTAACTATACATTTAAAGATTATTATATTAAATCAGCATATAATTGTTGTAATGGTGGTGCTTACTCAAATGATTTTGTTTCTACTTGTGTTTTAAAAGATATAATAAAACAAGGTGTTAGAGGTTTAGACTTAGAAATTTTTTCTATTGATGATGATCCTGTTGTTGCTTCTTCAACTACAGATAACTATTTTGTAAAAGAAACATTCAATTCTATCCCATTTAATGATGTAATAAACATTATTAGTTTTAGTGCTTTTGATATTGGATCTTGTCCTAATCCAACAGATCCAATTATTTTACACTTACGTTTTAAAAGTTCAAATATAAATATGTATGAAAATATGAGTAAAATACTTGAAAAGTTCAATGATAAGTTACTTGGAAAAGAATATAGTTATGAAAATAATAAAACCAACTTTGGTAATACACCTTTGATGAATTTATTAAATAAAATAATTATTATTGTTGATATGAATAATCCAACATTTTTAAAATCAAAAAACTTTTATGAATATGTAAATATGACAAGCAATTCTTTATTTATGAGAGCTTTAACTTATTATAATATTCAATATTCACCTGATATTAGTGAACTCACTGAATACAATAAACAAAATATGACAATTGCTATGCCTGATAATGGTTCTTCACCTTCAAATATAAGTGGTATTCTTGTACGTTCTTGTGGTTGTCAGTTAATTTGTATGATTTATCAAACTCCTGATTCTTTTTTAGAAGAAAATGAACTATTTTTTGACTCTTATACTTATGCTTTTGTTTTAAAACCCGAGATTTTAAGATATATTCCAATAACTATATCAGAACCTGAACCACCAAATCCTAAACTAAGTTATGAAACAAGAACTATTACAACAGATTATTATAACTTTAACATATAACAACAGAATATAACAATAGAATATAACAATAGAATATAACAATAGAATATAACAATAGAAAAAAATATAATGATATATTAAAATGAAATATTTAAACTATAATTCAAAAGTTAAAAATAATTTGAAAGAAATACAGTTATCTATTTTGCGTAGTTCTGTTGAAAAAGCTGAGAATAATATTGGTTTTAAAAAAGTTAACAATGTTTTTGTTCAAAAAATTATTAAAATAATTGAAGATTTTTTAAAAAAAAAAAAATTAATTATTTATGGTGGAACAGCATTAAATAATATACTACCAGAAAAAAATCAATTTTATGATAAAAAAACAACATTCCCGGATTATGATTGTTTTAGTAGTGATGCTTTACAAGATGCTATTGAATTAGCTGATTTATATTATAATAATGGATTTAAAGAAGTTGAAGCTAAAAGTGCTGTTCATCAAGGAACATACAAAGTTTTTGTTAATTTTATGTCAGTTGCTGATATAACAAACATGAATAAAAAGTTATATAATAATATTAAAAAAAAAACAATAGTTATTGATAAATTACATTATGCACCCTCAAATTTTCTTAGAATGTCTATTTATGATGAATTATCAAGACCTGAAAGTGATGTTTCAAGATGGGAAAAAATATTTAAACGACTTTTATTATTAGATAAATTTTATCCTATTAATAAAGAAAATATAAATTGTAATTTTATTTTATTTAATAAAAATAAAGATTTTTTTAAAAAAAATCATATAAAAAATCCAATAAAAAATCAAATAAAAAATATTCATAATAATTATAACGAGGATACTATTGATAGAGAAGATGATGATATTTATGATATAATTTTAAAATTATTATATAAAGAAGATATTGTGTTTTTAGGAGGATTTTCTGATATGTTTTATTTAAAATTTTTAAAAGGAATAAAAATAAATAGAGACAAAGTAATAAAAGATAATAATAACTATATAATTGATATATTATCAAAAAATCCTGAAAATACTATAAAAAAAATAAAAGAAATAAAAGAAATAAATAATAATAGTTCTGAAATAAATATAAAAGTTGTTAAAAAAATTACACAAGATGATATATTACCTAGTCATTATTATGTTACAATATCAAATAATGAAATTAATGTAAACATTA